TGGATGGCGATGATAATACTGACCGTGGTGGTGCACTGCACCACTCACAATCATATATAACTATTGGTGGAATCTATGTTATATTGGTTGGAGACCATGCTGACCCAGATGGTATGTCTCCTGATATTATTGATGGTGGTGTTACCTCTCACGATGATCCGATAGCCACCGGATCTGATAGTTTTGTCGACGTAGCATAGGAATTCAGATGTCAAGAGCAGATACATTTACACCACTAAGTGGAACTAGAGAGATATACAGTGATTTTTTAGTAAATCTAGACTCAAATCCAATGACTGGTGCTCTAGGAAAGATCAGTAATGAGGCAGCAGTTAGAAGATCAATAATGAATCTTATAACGACCAATATGGGCGAGAGAATGTTCCAGCCAAATCTTGGTTCTGATGTTTATAGGGCTCTTTTCGAGCCTCTTGACCAGATTGCAGCTTCATCGCTACAAAGAGCGGTCAAGAATGTCATAACTTATCATGAACCCAGGGCAAATCTTCTTAGTGTTACTGTTTATCCTGGAGTAGATAGGAATACTATGGTTGTTAATGTCATATTTTCTCTAATAAATAGTAATAAACCGGTGTCTCTAGATGTAATTCTAAGAAGAGTAAGATAAATGGCCAACAGTTCTATAAATCTAACATCATTGGACTTTGATACTCTCAAGAGCAATCTTAAGTCATATCTCAAGTCTCAGTCAACGTTTAAAGACTATGACTTTGACGGCTCAAACATGAATGTTTTATTAGATATCTTGTCTTATAACACTTACCTAAATAGTTTTTATCTGAATATGGCTATCAGCGAGTCTTTTCTTGACACTGCTCAATTAAGAGACTCTGTTATAAGCCATGCTAAGGAATTAAATTATACGCCATACTCTAGTAAATCTCCAGAAGCTAAAGTAGATATTACATTTAATACTTCTGGAATAAACTCAGGATTATTTGAGATTCCAAAGGGGACACCATTCTCCGGAACTAACTCAAATGGATCCTTTATTTTTACTACTGATCAAAATCTAATAGTATCATCTACATCTAATACATTCGTATTCTCAAATGTATCGATTTATGAGGGAACATATATTAATGAGTCTTATGTAATGGACTATACTATAGATAATCAGAGATTTATACTATCAAATCCAACTATAGACACGAACAGTCTCACTGTTCAAGTAATTGAGAATACAGGGGCTAATGTTTCTTTATTCACACAAGCCGGTAAGATATATGATTTAACTAATACTTCTAATGTGTATTTCTTACAAGCGACATCTGGAAATCAGTATGAGATAGTATTCGGAGATGGTGTCTTTGGTAGAAAGCCGCTAAGCGGGTCTACTGTTTTAGCTACATATAGGGTTACGCTTGGAACTGCTGGTGGTGGAATCAAAAACTTTTTATTGGACAGAGATCTTGGCGGATACAATGGTGGAAATGCTATATCTACAGTCGTTACAGCCATATATGCATCAGATGGAGCTATGGCAGAAAATATAGAGAGTATTAGATTTAGAGCACCTAAATCTTATCAATCTCAAGATAGAGCAGTAACTGTCAATGACTATATGACTCTTATATTAGATAACTTCCCAGATATCGAAGATGTTAATGTTTATGGCGGAGAAACTGCACCAAATAATACAAAATATGGAACTGTGTTTATATCTCCATCCACTTACTCCGGTGCTCACTTATCAAGTGAAAGACAGACAGATTTATTAAATTTCTTATCTACAAAGAAGATTATCAATATAAGAAATGAAATAGTAGAGCCCGAATATGTCTATGTTATTGTAAATACTACAGCCACTATTAATTTTAGTTCTACATCTTTAACTACTGCACAAATAACTACTATCATTAATAATACTATAAAATCTTACAATGATGTAAATCTAAAAAAATTCAATGATGTGTTAAGACTATCAACATTAATATCGTCTATTAACAATTCTGATCCAAGCGTTATCAGTAATCAAGTAAGTCTACAAATATATAAAGACTTTTCACCAGAATTGGGCAGTGCGCAGACCGTCACAATAAATCTTAATAATCCTCTACAACCGGGGACAATAACCAGTACTCCGTTTTTATCTTCAGATGGTAACTCTTATATATTAACCGACTATAGTCCTAAAAACGATACTTTTATTAGAGACAATAATATTACTCAATATATAGTAATTAATAAAAACCCAATAATATATCTAAAGCAGATAACGACAAATAATATAGAAAATTATTTGGTTGTTGGAAGCGTTGATTATTCTTCTGGAATAATAACGGTTAAGAATTTAAATGTTATAGAAGTTCTTACTAGCCCTGGAATAAGAGTGACTGCTAGCCCTAGTGCCGGTGATGTGTTCTCTAAATTTAATAATATCGTAGAAATAGATACTGGAAACATCAATACAACAGTGATACCATACAGATGAGTATTGAAAAGATTATCTCACCATTTATAGAGTCTCAATTTCCGTCATTTTACAAGAGTGACGGTCCAAACTTTATAGCATTTGTTAAAGCTTACTATGAGTGGCTAGAGCAAGAGGGAAATGTAACTTGGTATTCAAGATCACTTTTAGATAATGGTGATATTGATAATACTCTAGCAAAATTTATAATTTATTTTAAGAATAAGTATATTAATAACTTACCTGAGAATATTGTAGCAGATAAAAAGCTATTAATTAAGCACATCACCGACTTATATAACTCTAAGGGTACTGAAAACTCTTATAAGCTTTTATTTAGAATGATATTTAATGAAGATATTGAGTTATATACTCCTGGTGATTTTATATTAAAGCCTTCTGACGGAAAATGGGTAGCTCCAAAATACATAGAGGTCTCTGATTATCCAGAGATGCAGCTATTAGTCGGCAATCCTATTAGAAGCACTTCTGGGGCTGAGGCTGTAGTAGACAACTATGTTAAAAAGAAAGTAAATGGAAAACTTATTAATATATTATTTTTATCTAACATATTAGGTGAGTTTAAGTTTGGAGATAAAGTATATAGTCCAGGAATAGTAGACTTATCTGAGAATTCTCCAGCTATATTTGGCTCAATGACGTCTGTTAATATAGTAAATGGAGGTTATGGATACAATGTTGGAGACAGACTAGTAGCTCATGGTGAGGGTATGGAAGCAGTAGCGACTGTAGCTTCTGTTTCTGATTTAAATGGTAGAGTTAAGTTTAATTTAATTGAAGGCGGTTTTGGTTTTACTGTTAATTCTATAATTTCTGTTGTAGGAGGTGGTGGAACTGGAGCTACATTTAAGATAGGCGCCATAGCAGATAAGCAGGTCGTATCGATATATACTGACACTATACCAATTAATACTCATATGGATATAGAAACTTCTGGCTATGATATAGGCATAACTGGAAATACAAATGCATTTAATCCAAATGAAGTTGTTACATTCTCAGCAAATAGTCTTATTTTAGATACTAATATGCCTGGTAATTCAACAATTTATGCAGGAGAGTCTTTAACAAATACGGCTTTAGGAATTACTGGACCAAACGCATTGTATGTGTATAGAGCAGATGGAAATTTATTATTCACGACTGGCTCTGAGAAAGCTTTAAATAGTTCAAACTTATATAATAAAGATCTTCATACTGGCGCAACACTAGTTAGTAATATAACTGGAATTTCAGTTACTGTTTTGAATAGGCACAATAAAGATACAGTTACAGCAAATGGAACTATAAACACTGCGGCATCAAATAGCACATCTTTACACGTTTATAGCACAAATCCTGCAATTTGGACTTATCAGCCAAATACAAGTGCTCCTGCTACGGCTACATATGACACCGGTCAGTATCCTGTTGGTTTCTTTTTCTCTACCGGAACTTTAACTGGAGTAACCAGTCTTACGACTGCTCAAGTAACTTCGGTTACCAGAGATACTGATTGGAATCCGGACGGAGGAGTGTTTCCGGCTGCTCTAGGGCAAGTTAATTTAGATACGAGGTTAGTCGACGCTCTAAGAGTCGTTACTTTAGAAATTGGAAGAATAGCTTATATAAATGGAATTAATCCAGGAAGTGGCTATGCATCTAGTCCTGTAGTTACTATCACTGAGCCATTAATATATGATCAAAAGATACCAGATGGCAAGGGCGGATATTGGGGATATGATGCGAAAGTGACTAGCACGGCAGGAACCGCAAATGGCGTAGTTAGAACTATAAATATCAAGAACTCTGGATATGGATTTAGAAGAGATGAGTATATTACTCTATCTAGTAATACAAATACGGTTGCTGTTTACGGAATAGCTGGAGTAGATTTAACAGGAAAATCAGAGGGGTACTATAGGAACAATAGCGGATTTTCAAGTGATAATATTTACATACAGGACAGTGAATATTATCAGAATTACTCGTATGAAATATCCGCAGAGAGAATGATTGACACCTATATAACCTTCGTTGAGGATCTAGTACATCCAAGTGGGGTTGCTTTATATGGAAAATATGCTATAAGAAGTACTTTAGATGAGCAATTATCTGTACCTGTTTATTTTGAACTCTCGAATTAACTATAAATATAAGAAAGATTATTAGGTAGATCGATGGCAGTTTTAACTATACACCACTATATAGATATCATTGATTCTTTTGTAAACAATGTATTATCTAAAAATAAAACATACTATTTGTATGTTGGAAAGCCAGATCCATGGTTAGATATTAATGGAAATATAACGACAAGTCCAGTCACTGCCATATCTAGTGTCGAGCAGTACGAGCTAGATTTATATAAAGATATTGTATTTGGAAAAGAGATAACTCCAGGTCACATATCATATATGGTTCCAAGATATACTTGGACGGCAAATACTGTTTATGACTATTATGATTATACAATTCCGGATCTATATAGTAAGAAGTTTTTTATCATAACTGATAACCTTGAAGTTTATAAGTGCATCGATAATTTTAATGGTGCTTTATCCACAGTTAAGCCATCACTAAATTCAAAATTTGGTACTTTTCAGACTGCCGATGGTTATACATGGAAGTATATGTATAGCATTGACACTGCTAATAATATGACTTTTAGTACACCAAACTATATTCCTGTGATAGTAGACCCAATTGTGGCCAATAATGCAGTATCAG